CCTGACTGTGCTGGAATAGCAGAATAGCTATACCTGGACGAGTTGCGCTGATACGGTCTAATAAGTCTTTAGATAACTCTAAAGCCTTACTTTTCCGTATAGCTTTCGGTTTCTCCCCAAAGCATCATGAAAGACGAGTCATTTCCCCGTACGCGAGTTTTAAGCGCGTAACAAAGTCACCAGTGTCTTCAATATGAGCGGCAGACTCCATGAGTCTTTCACTCAAATTGCCTAAAAGACATTGGCAACTTGGGAAATGGTAAAGTGGAGTACCAAAAGAATAGAATCTTCTATACTTTCGATACATCACTTCATCGTCTTGTAATGCTTTAAGTCAACCCTTGGTTAGCTTTGAATCAATTAATTCATCTAATGTTGAATTAACTCATTCTCGGCTTCTAGTGTCTAACGAATCTACAGCCGTAGCCATAAGGCTAGGTGATAGATCTTGCACTAGATTAAGACCAAACCAGCTTACTAAATCTCAATAACTAGATTTCAACTTACGGTTTCAAATTGAACCCTTAAGTGGAGTCTTGTTAAAGAGCTTAGTTAGCTGTTCATGGAACACTGCCACGTCCAAGTCCTCAAAGATATGGTAATTCATTACCATATCTTTAAAGGTGTTCGGAGATTTTATAAACTCTAAGAGTGATTTAGGTCCAATAGGACTAAAATCAATTCCGTGAATAAATAATTTCTTTGCGAACTCACAAACTCCACTTGAAGAAACTAAGGATTTCGACATATTAATGTCAACACCCAATAGTTTCATAACCATCAAGTAAGAGTCTGCAACTTGTTTATCGGCGATAACAATATCATCACCTAATACAGCGTAGTCTGAGAATCAGTCTTTATGACCGACTCTCAGAGCTGCCACTTGTACTAAACAATGATGAGTTAATGCCAACATGGCTCAGCTGGATAAAGCACCCATAGGTTGTCCAACAGCATAACGGTAAATACCGTTATAAGGTTGGAAATCAGGATCATCAGATTCCAAATGATAGTCCCGATTAACTAGCAGGTCAGCTCATAAACGAGCTGTCTCCTGGTTGTCATAAAGATAACCAAGGACCTGAACTTGTACATCTATGGGGAGTCTATCTGTGGCGGCGCTCAAATCAAAACTAAATAAGTCCTTATGGCCTTTATCATATAAAATCTTAATAGGTTTTAATTGATTGAAGGTACCATCACTAGGTATATTTGATAAAATATCAAATAACGCCTTGTGGAGGGGACTCATTAAAGATTGAGTTCAAGCGTCCACCATAGCAAAGACTCTAACTTTACCAGCTGGTTCCATTTTAAGGCTTAGCTTACCAAGTTTCAGTAGGCCCGGACTTGAATGATGACATTGTCACTCTGCCTCTCACTCCTCTTTGTGAGGGTAAGTGGCAATGTGATCAATCTCGTCTTTTAATTTAAGTCATAAATCTATGCACCCCGTTGCCTTAGAAAAGGCTTCGAATAGTGCCAGAGAGGTTGGGTATTTCGATAATGCTAATGCATCTACCGGATAACCTAACATCTGAGATTTACAATTAGGACCTGCTGTGGTCAGAGTCAGTAGTGACTGTGCTCTCGTGTACGAACTTTTGTTCATGTTAAAGTATTCATTGGCTTTGGTACCAATGAATTGATTTAACCGCGAGAATATAAAGTTAAGCTCTGGAATGGTGGTTACCATACCAGAACTAGGACTAGTTATAGTCTCTAACTTAATTTTAGGCGCAGCAGACATGACTCTGAATACCGACAAGATCGTCAGGACAACCTTGATCACTATTCTGGACCGCTTCTCTATTTCTAGACGAAGTTCTCCAGGTATTATCAAAGGAAGTCCACGACGGGTAGCCACCCTAGGCTCGCTAAGAGATTCGGGTGACTCTCCACCAAGTGTCTTTTGACATAGTCTAAGACACTCTTTCAAATACTGGACTGTGAAAGTCGTACCGTTAGAACGGTATGTTTTCATAATCCGATTTGCTAGCTTCATATAGCTAGGGTAGAGAGAGCTATTGTGTTCTCCCAGTAGTCAGACTGCAAACTTAACAAATTTGTTAAACAAATTTAATGAGAATGCATTCATGATTACAGATGGAGGTGTCTTATCTCCTGACCGGAGAATAGGATCCGAAACCTATAATTTCTTATAGGTCCATAGGTAACCAAGCCAGACATTGTGAGAGCAAACTGACCGTTTGATCACGGATATCTAGGCTCTTCCCCTAAAATTACTGGAAACCTCTAGTAATCTTAGTTATGAGTAATTGATATTTCTATCGAAAGCATCAGGGATATGGCACGAGCAGTGGCGACACAAGTCGCAAAT